ATGAAAAAAGCCACGTTGGACGCTATTCTAGATCCTGATGACGAATTCGGATTGGAGGATTTCAGTGAGCCGCTACCATATCACGTTCACGAAGCCCTTACCCTCCGACGCTCTCTCGCGTCCTCCAGCGTCGCCAAGCTTCAGCGCATGCTTGATTGCGCTGGCTTGGATGGTCGGGTCCGATACACCACGCAATATCACGGTGCTAGAACCGGACGCGACGCCGGGCGACTTATCCAAATCCAAAACTATCCCCGAGGGGAAATCGGCGATCGACAAGGATTAACCGCCGACGCCCTAGCCGACGCGATATTGACCCGGCATCTGCCGACGATCCGGGAGCTATGGGGAGATGACATATTCTCCGCCATCATTTCATCGCTGCGCTCCTGCATCGTGCCCGAGGAGGGCAAAGTTCTCTGTGGCGGCGACTTCGCACAGGTTGAGGCGAAAAACCTCCTGTCGATCGCGGGACAGCACGATAAAGCAGAAATGCTGCATCTCGGGCTCGACGCTTACGCGGAAATGGCTTCCCTGATCTATAAGAAGCCGATCAATAAAAAAGACAATCCGCTGGAGCGCCAAGTTGGCAAAAACTGCGTGATGGGCAACGGCTATGGACTTGGCCCGGTTGGCTTCCGTGCGCGGTTCTGTCCGAAGGATTCCATTGATCTGGCAATTCTTGCGGTCAACACTTATCGTAAGGAATTTGCACCGCTGGTCCCGAAATTTTGGTATGGACTTTACCAAGCGTCGGTTGAGGCAGTTTGGTGCCAGCACGCGAAAGCCTATTCCTACGAAGGTTTTGAATTCCGTAAGGAAAGCGATTGGCTGACCATGCGTCTGCCGAGCGGGCGCAAGCTCTATTATCACCGGCCGCGCAAGGAAAAATCCTTCAATCCGACGACGGATCAGGAAAATCCGGCATGGTCTTATATGTCCTATCAGGGCAAGAAATTCCGGCGGCATTTCGCATGGCATGGAATGATCACGGCGGACGCCATCCAAGGGCTTTCCCGTGATCTTATGATCGGCGCCATGAAGCGGATCGAGCGCGCGGGTCTGCGAACAATTTTCAAAGTCCATGATGAATTGGTCGTCGAAGAAAAATTCCGCGACGATCTTGCCATCACCGTCAAGCAAATAATGGAAGACGTGGAACCGTGGGCAATTTCCTGCCGGCTCCGCGTCAAGGCCGAAACCGAGACAATGTTGAGGTACCGGAAATGAGTAGCCTCCCCGACCTTAGCCGGCGACTGTCGAAGAAGATCGAGCAGCACAAAACGATACAGCTTTCGCCCGACGATCTTGACTTGCTCGTCTCGACGGGTGCCTATGCCGCGATCCTTCGCGCCACCGAGGAACAACAGAGGGACCAATGCCTGCAACGAAGCGCCCGGAACCGCTCTATCAGCGGGGAAAATATAAACTCTACCCCCGAGACGGTCGGAACCTCGAAATCGTCTGGTATGACGAAGACGGCAAACGCGAACGAATTGTTAGCGCAGGTACGCGAGATGTTACCAGGGGCAAACTTGCCCTCGACCGGAAATATCTAGCGGAGCAAGGTCATGGTTTGTGTCCGACTTGTCATCGACCATTGGAGCAGGAAAGCCCGATGGTCCTGCAAGCGATCAAGGATTACTTGCTGACCAAGGAAGGGACGCCGGGCTATAAATCGTCTTCAACGCGGCTAACACAAGCGGTCATCTATATAGCCGAGACGAATTCGACGATCCGCTGCGCGCAGCTCGACGCCATATGGATTGGCAAATTCCGTGACTGGCTTTCGAAGCGGCCCGTGCTCAACCGCCAAGGTGAAAAGGTCGGCACCTATTCACTCGGGCATCAGGAAGGTTGCGTGCGCGCGCTCGCATCGGCGGTCAACGCGGCGCCTGGGCAGAAAGCGGCATTCACGGCGTTGCAGCCCAAGGATGTCAGCGCGAGCCCCACATTCCGCGCCGATGTGGCGCTGCTCGCCCGCATGTTCAATTATTGCCTGCGACCGGACGGACGTACCAAGAAGCTGCGCGAGATGACGCGCGTGTCGCGGACCAACCTGTTGCGCTATCTCCGGATGGCTGTAGCGACGTGGGCACGCCCCGAGGCGATATTCGATGTGACGGAGCGCCAATGGTTCTCCGAAGCTCGCGTGCTCGACCTGAACCCGGCCGGCCGGCGCCAAACCAAAAAGCATCGTCCCAAGATCCCGATCGCAAAGCAGTATGCGCCTTTCCTCGATAGCGGGGACGCCTATCTGCCGATCAGCACGATCGACGACACATGGCAGGATATGCGCAAGACCCTCCAGATGCCCGGCGGCGGCGAGGCTGGTCCAAAACTGATTCGCCGATCCATGTCGACCATGGCTCGCAAACGACTCGGGGAAGCCAACTGGGTTCAGGGTCAAATGATGCTCGGGCACGTCAAGCATTCGACCAGCGATATCTATGCGATCCCCGATCCGGCCAACCTTGGCCTCGCACTCGCCGCGACCGAATCGATCATCGACGAGATTGAGAAGCTCGCGCCCGGCGCTTTTTACCGCAACGTTACCACAAGTGGCCGCGTCTTGAAGGTGGTCGATGGGGGTCTAAGTGGTTGATTTTAAAGCTGGAGCGGGTGAGGGGAATCGAACCCCCGTCGTAAGCTTGGGAAGCTTGCAGGGTGGCGCAAATTCCGCAGATTTCCGTCATTCTTCGCGCCGCTCGGACGAGAACGCGGCAAGAACAAAGCGTGTAGATCGCGGGGTTTTACCGCAAGTTTACCGCACCCCTAAAAGGCGCCCACGCTCCGATCGCGGTGTGCCGAAGCGGTCGGCGATCGAGCGCTTCGCGGAGAAGTGCGCATTCGATCCCTACACCGGATGCGTGATGTGGGTTGGAGCTCAGACGAGCGGTCATGGCCACAATGAACCCTACGGCTATTTCTGGTTTCAGGGGCGCATGATCCTCGCGCACCGCTGGTCCGCCGAGCATATCCACGGCCTCGCGATCGACGGTTTGCAGGTCGACCATTGTTGCCCTCATGGCCCGTCGACTCTGTGCGTCCAGCACGTCAAGCCCGAGACGGCCGAAGTGAACCGCTACCTCCAGCACGCGCGACCAGGGCGAGCCTTTCAGGATCTAGCGACGCGCCGGCATTGGGTCTTCGTCCAGAAAGGCTACCTCGAACCCGAGCCGCCCCCGGAGCGCTTCCCTGACGCTGAACCGATCTTCGTCCCGCCGCGATGGCTTCTGCCATTCCTGCCGACGTACGCCTATCTTTTGGAGATGGAAAATGATGGAATTCCATTCTAGAAAATTCTGGAAATTTTTATGATCGTCGCCGGCATAGATCCCGGCAAAACCGGCGCCATGGTCATTCTTTATCCCGATGGCGGGACGATCGTCTGCCGGGTGCCGCTCGCCGGCAAGGAACCGGCCTGGACGCAATGGGCGATCGAGTGGGGTGCCGCGCTGGACCTGAACGGCATCGATATGGGTGTTATCGAAAGGGTCGGCTCGATGCCACGGCAGGGAGTTTCGTCGACTTTCAAATTCGGAGAAACGCTCGGGTTCGTCCACGCGATTTTATTGGGAAAAGGCCGTGTTCCGATCCATTGGCCAACTCCGGCAACTTGGAAACGGAAAATGGTGCTTACAAACGATAAAAACGTCAGTCGCGAAGAAGCCCGGCGGCTTATTCCATCGCTAATTCCCGAGCTGACCCGAGTAAAAGACGATGGCGTAGCTGAAGCCGGGCTTCTTGCTTATTACGGACGGCAATATCTAGCCTAGGGGTGATTTTTCGCACGGTCCGATCAAGGCCATCAGGCTACGCCCCCACCGCCGAAGATCCGATGCTTGAGCTGCCGCCACGTCGGCCGCAAGCCTCGCATCGTTGAGAGGGATCGGGACCATGGGCGGCTCACCCGGAATGGCCGAAGGGTCGATGCACGCGGCCGGAGTCGGTACCTTCTCCGTCACGGTTTGGATCGGAGGAGGCGGACACGGCTGCATCGTCGAACAGGCGGTCA